TCAAATTCCTCTTCGGTATAAATGTTTATTCTTTCTTGAAAATGTTTTAGTGTAAAGTTTTCTTTTGACTTATATTGTAGATCATCTGCTATGTCGTATAATGTCGCATTGACCTTGTTGTCACCTAATCTTAAACCTCTACCAATAGATTGTAAGTTTCTTATCCTACTTTTAGAAGGACTAGCAAAAATTATATTATGTAAGTTTCTAATATTAATACCAGTAGAAAAAGTACCATAACTTGCTACAATTATAGCATTGTTTTCCTTTTCAACTATAGCTCTTACCTTTTCTCTTTCTTCAGTTTCAACACCACCATAGATATAAAAAACCTTTCGGTTGTTCTCTGCTTTATCTTCTATAAGTTTATGTAAATCTTTACCGTGTTTTTCTACCAGTTGAAATAAAACTAAAGTATTACCTTTTAATTTAAGTGCCAAATTTTTTATAAAGTTGTTTCTCGATTTACTAGATACCAGATAATCTATCTCGTCTTGATATTTACCTTTGCTCACCATTTTAGAGTTAGCTTCACTATGTTTGAGGATCAAGCATCTCACTACCAAATTACTTAATTGGTTCTTGTCCATTAGCTTTTTCGTTGTGGTTACTTTATTTACGGCGCCAAATAACCCTTCTAATACTAACTTATGTGTATGAGCACCATCTAAAGTACCAGTAAGACCTATACGATATTTACAATCAAGTAGTTTAGTCATAATCTCTGTCAGTGATTTTGATTTAAATAGATGTGCCTCGTCACCAAATACAGCACCAAACTGCTCAAAGTATTTCTTTGGTAGTTTATATAATGATTGCCATGTAGATATTAATACCTTTTTACCTGTCTGATTTGAATATCCACTATATAATCTATGACAATATTTCTTTACATTCCAACCATATGCTTGAAAATCGGTATACATTTGTTCTACCAATGATGTTGTAGGCACAATCAATAAACACTTCTTATCTTTTAATAAATGTGTATAGTACCTTATCAGTGCATATATTATAAATGATTTACCAGAGGCCGTAGGACTTAATAACAATGATCGATTAAATCTTAAATTATTATACACAGCTTCTATTTGATAATCTCTCGCCTCAAATTTTTGACCTAGACTATTACAGAAATGTTTTACGGTATCTATATTTACTTTATTGTTTATCTCTACATCTTTACCACAGACAATTGTATATCCTCTTTCTTCAGCAAATGCTTTTACATATGGATATAAACCATAATAAATTTCTTTTGTCTTTTGTGAAAACAATCTTATCTTGCCATCCCACATTCTATTTCTAAATGCTGGCATAAACTTATAGCCTGGTACATAGAAAGTAAAAAACTCCGATATCTCTCTTTGTATATCCGATTCACATTCTATCGTGATATAGACCTCGTTTTTCTTTTCTATGATTAAAAGATTAGTATTCTGCGGATTGGAATTCGTGATGTTCACCTACTTGTCCTTTTACTTGTATATTAAAAGAAATACTGATACGATCTCTTTTAGACTTGTTTATTGGGACCCAATGAACTAACCACGAAGGAAATATTATTAGTCTATTTTGTTTTGAAATGTAGGATAGTAAGTTTGAATTTTCGTTAGTCTTTGTTTTCTTTCTTGGCACTAGTACATCTGCTGCTGGTCTTGGGTCTGAAAAAATAATACCAGTTTCAGCGTCTGACTCTAAATAAAACACTCCACTTAAAAAATTATTAGAGTGTGTATGTGGTGGGTGTGTCTCACCAGTTTTTAATATATTACCCCACATACCAGTTATTTCTATGTCTTGTACATTGTAATTTAATTTGTCAAATATATCGAAGGCAGTTTTACCTATGTCTTGTGCAAACCATTTAAATGGCTCTGTCTTATCTAAATTAGGTCCTGTCTGAAAATTGCTAGTTTGTTTATATAAATTTTTTATCTCTTCCTGCATAGCAGGTAATCTTTGAGGCGCTAGATAATCATCTTTTATAAAGATATGTGTTGAGAAAACTTTTTGATGATCCATTATATTGCACCACTAGTAAACTTTTTCCACTCGATAGCATTTTTAATTAAGAAAGGCCTATTGTTTACACCCCTTAATATTTGTTCGAGATATTTTACTATTTGATTTAAGTATGCAACCTTTTGATCTGCTTTTTGTAATTCAGGATCAGAGTCCATATAGATGTGAACATCTGCTTTTAAAACTTTTATATCAAATGGTTTTTCTTTGTACACACTAGGGTCTGCTTTACCTGTGTAGTATTCCCACTTTTCTTTTAGTAATGACTTATGCTCGTATTCTGCTTTCTTTAATAGTAAATTAAATTTATTAAAGTGTATTAAGTATTTGTTATGTAATAGTGGTATGTTTACAGATTCAACATCTAATTGTGTATCATCTAATTTAAAGTCCTTGTTTACGGACTGTTGTAATTCTTCTAATGTCATAATGCTATTATATCATTTTTTCGGTTAATTGTAAAGCTTTTCATTCATTTCTTCTACGGATATATACTTTAGGTTTTCACAATCACTCCACTCGTTTATAGTGGAAGCGGTTTTTTGCTTCCCCCTATTTACCTTATAGAATTGTACGTCTTTAAATTTATCAAATGTATTCTTGTGTTGCATTATCCAGTTATACATCTCATCTGGATTATCAGGTCTGGCAGCCAATGCGTCTCTCTCTGCATAACTCTTTGTGCCAGCATAGATATTATTTACTTTGTTGTCATCTGAAAATAAATCATGACCCACGAGAAATACCTCTTTAGCATTTAATTCACAAGCGAGATATACCGATCTACTGCCTGTCGCATATGCAAAGCCATCTACCTTAGGATCAATATCGGTAACTCTATCACCAGGCTTTACGCCTGTCACATAAGTTATGCCAAGATTTTTACCTTTAGTTAAAGTGAATACACCATCAGCGCCGTGATATACAACTTCCTCACAACCTCTAGGCTCATTATCAATCTTGCCCTTGCCATACCACTTATCTGCCAACATAAAATCCGCAACTATATTAGGCACGGGTGTCCAGTAACCTAGATAGCATATCTCCTTATGTGCATATCCTGATCTATATACCTCGTGACTCATCCTTGAATCCAAAGCAACTAGTATATCTGGAGAAAAATCTCTGTAAATAGCATTACAACCTATTACGGTAGCATACTCTTTCATCTTTTTTAAATCTAAACCTAGGCGTGATTTGCCATTACCGAGACATACGGCTTTGTCGATCCATCTTAAAGTTTTCATCAATTTTCATCCTAATATTATGTTGTAGATATCTGTACAATATCATAATTTAAATATCCAAAACTTGCCTGTACCTGCAAGTAGTCAACATCACTTGCCTTTACATCATAAGACAATGATCCTAGAGAGATAGGATATACATTTGAAAATCTTATCTCTGTCTTTGCAATATTTTTACTATTTAAAACTGTCAGTGTTGCGTCTGAATAAGTACCACCCTCTGCTAAAGGCGTTGCTGTTCTTTTAGAACCTAACGCAACTGAACTTTGTGTCGAGCCAGGAAATCTATCAGCGCCTGTTGCTTGTAGATCAGCAAACTGTTGATGATTTTTAGGAAATCCTAGACCACTAATCCAGTCGTGTAATTCTTTATAGTTGTTTAAGTTTTCATCAACAAGAAATGATAAGTCTAAAGTAGAATAGTTTATCTTATCGCCAGGTATCGGATAATCATAAAGGGGTGATGTCACTGTTGCTGTACCTAGACTGATACCAGGTATGTTTGCTGTCTGTACAAAAAACTCTACCTTTGGTAGTTTTGCCATTTTAAATCTAAACTGTATGGGACTTGCATAGTCTAGTTTTGTGGGCTCTCGATTGATGATATTTGTTTCTGTCATATTACTATTTATAATGAATTTTAGACGAAAAAAAAGGGGGCCGAAGCCCCCCTTTCTGTATTAGATATGTAAACGATATTACATTAAGTTTGTGACTTTAACTCGTCTGTAATATAAGTTTGCTTTTCC